ACTAGAAGATAATACATATGGCGCAAAATTTTATCATGCGGATTATGTACGACCAAATTGGAAGAATTTACAGAAGACTACAGTAATTGGTAGACACATTTTTTACAAGGATTAAAGGTGCAAAATATGATGCAAAAATTGAATTTACAGGTAAAAGAAGAACACTCACGTCATTCGTTCTTCTTGTTAATGGAAGAAGTTACATTAGCAACTTGTAAACAAGCAGTAGAATGGATCTTTGAAAACAATTTCCAAGAAGATCGTGCTGACTTACTTAACATGGTAATCACTTCTCCAGGCGGAGATTTAAATGCAGCATTTGCATTAGTTGATACTATGCGTGGTTCAGCCATTCCAATTAGAACAATTGGTCTTGGTCAAATCGCTTCAGCTGGTCTTATGATTTTTATTGCTGGCGAAAAGGGAAATCGTATTCTTACACCGAATACTTCTATTCTGTCACACCAGTATTCATGGGGTGCGTTCGGCAAAGAACATGAGTTGTTCGCAACAGTCAAAGAGTTTGACTTGACGACCAAACGTATGATTAGTCATTATAAAAAATGCACAGGATTATCTGAGAAGAAAATTCGTGAAGTGCTTTTACCTCCACAAGATATGTGGTTATCAGCAACCGAAGCAAAAGATTTGGGGTTATGTGATGCAGTTAAAGACATTAATTAAATACGCAAGATATTCAGGAATGTGGTTTGGTGTAGTTGTTAACCCATGTCATTGGGAACTGCGTTTTGATTTTTTACATCCAGATGATTTAAATCCTGCAATGCGTGGGATTTTTATTAGTCTCGGTCCAGTTTGGATTCGAGGTATTATAGATGATGGAACATGGTAAGGAGAACTAAAATGCCAGAATTAACTAACAACAGTAAAGATAAACTTGGGTTTATCATTGGTATAACATTAATCGTTATGACAGCATTAGTATGTTTTACGTTTTATAGTTATCATCAAACCAACGCTATTAAGTCAAATATTGAATCAGCAATCGTTAAAGGTATTGACCCAGTGGCAGTAAAATGTGCATATTCCAGTGGTGATGTTATGTGCGTAGCCTACGCAGTGGCTCATGGACAAGGAAATACCCCTACTAAAAAATAACCCTACAGATCGTAGGGTATCTAAGTCGTTGATTTTATAGGGGTTTTTTGGGGGGTTTACAATAATTCAGATCCAGTGTATAATAGTCTTATGATGATTGAAAAGGAACTGTTATGAAATATCGTGTTATTGTGAATGGCGTATCTTTTTATACTACAGGTGCTGCTATCAAACGTGGCGTTGGCGATTTTGTTGCTGTCAATACAGTTGTGCGTCAACTGTTCGAAAATATGTTTAATGCTGTTGGCATTTCTTCCAGAATGCACGTTTATGATCACAAAATGGAAAGAGTGACGTATGATGTTTCGATTAGTAAAATCGTTTAAGGATATATTATGTCAACTAACCATAGTGAAAATACAACCATTTCAGATCAAGCAGCAATAGAATTTTTGTGGAAAAAATTAAGTAAATCTAGTACTGCTGGTATCAGTCTTGAACAAGCAAAAACACTGGCGATATGGGGTGGTGTTTCTGTAAGTAATCTTCTAGAACAAGCTATTCTCGACAACAATAAAAAATTGAAAAAATCTAATAAAGATGGCGAAGATTATACAGATGGTTCTGATGCAAAATATATGACTGCTCGTGCCAGAAAACATAACAAATATAAAGATAAGCATCAGTATACAAACAACGCTGCAGTATTATCCCCAGCAGCATTAAAAAATAAACATGGTCATTTACGTATATTCATAACACACTTAGACGACCGACGTAATAAAACAAATTATAGAATGTTTCTTATTCCACTTCATGATTGGAAAACCAGAATGATGAAAGGTGGAGTTGACTTTGCATTCTCATCTAAGACTGGAGATTTGGCACCCAGATCCTATAAAAGATGGGGTGAATTCGAGGTCAAAACCTTTAAAGAACTTTGCAAATAACTGCTTTACTTTAATTCAATATTGAGGTATAATTATATTATGATTCTTATTCACACCAGTCTTGGTCGATCCAAGAAACGTAAACAAAATGCAAAGCAACGTGAGTTGCAAGCATCATGGGAAGCCATGTTGAAGAAGTATGCCACAAAGAAGGTTGCTCCTAGGAAAGAACAATCACTCAGTGATGTATACTCACTCGGTACACCTGCTTGTCGTGAGACACCTAAGATTCCGAGTCTCCCCTTTACTGGTGGTCCATGTACTAAAGCACCTGATAAAGTGTATACTGGTACTGCGATCAAAGGTATTGGCACCATGCATAAGTCGAATGCTGTTCCTATTTTTTCTGATGAACAAGCAGTTGACATTGCTAGAATGAGGAGAGGTTGATGGAAAAGAAAATCCTGATGAAGATTCGCTTGAAGCAAGATGGCACTTGGGAACATGTTTATAACGATGGTTCTACGGATCAAGAGTTTTATGAACTGAACATTGTTGAACTTGCTAAAATGCAACGTGCCAAATACATTGAGCAGTCCCAAGATTATCTGGAACAAGCAGTAGAGTTGTCTGGATATAAAGACGCAATAGAAGTTATTGATTATATACAACGAAAGACTAAATAATGAACGCTAAATTGAATAAAATTGTATCTGCAAGTCATATGGGCGACGTAAAGGAAGTGCAAGATCTTTACATTAGCCTATTGAATGACAAGATGAAACTTGACAAATTTTTCAGTTTGTATCTTGATAAATTCGGTAACAAAATGGATCCCGAAAAAACAGATACTAACATCTGGAAACTTTATAATATTAAATCGAAAGAATATTCTGAACTTAATCATGCTATTAGAACAGCCAATTACTACCTCAATAAACACACTACGAATGTTTAAAACATCAAACGAATTTTCTCTTTACATTGAACAGGTTGTCAATGAAAAGCGTATCACTCATATGGACGCTATTCTTGAATACTGTAAAGAAAACTATCTTGAACCACAAGACATTGCTAAGTTAGTCAACAAGTCTTTGAAGGAAAAGGTAGCACTCAATATGCAAGAACTTAATTATCTCCCTAAGAAAGCACAACTGGATGTCTAATGGACGGATTCAAAGCGTATAAGTATTACATAGCTGTCAGACTCCATTTCACTAAAGACAATTTCGATGTATTTAAAAATCGTGGTAACCTAAAGGGAACACGTGATGCATTTAATGCTAGGAATGATCGTCTTATGTTTGAGAAACTTGCAAGAAAATATCCAGTAGACAAAGAACTAATACAATACTATGTTGCAAACTTTGCTTACGGTAGCGATACTGCGGTTTATTCAATGGAAGAAGCAGATAGTAATTTAATTGAGTGGAATCGAAGAAAGCAGAGTATTACTAAAATCTTTTCTGATGATTGCAATAGAATTTTATTGGATGCTTGCAAGAACAAATTTAAAGAAGATTCTATTTTTAACTTGACAAATAAAGGTTATTGTAGTATACTTAAATTATTCCTTGGTAATCAGATAACACTTGAAACTGTCAGAATTATTGACGACTTTCATCCTATGATTGATTCTTGGAAAACTAACTCATCAATGATATTACTTTGGGAAAATGAAATACGTAGAATAGAAAAATCTAAAGGTTTCGTGAAATACGAAAATGTTAAAATTAAAAAGGTTTTTGATAATTTCTTGGAAGAAGTAAAAGAGTTATAAAATGGGTAAGACTTGGAATAATCATTCGAAGAAATTCGATGATGAGCAAACCAGTAAGCGATCTGGTAAACATGCCAAACATTCTAACAACAAAAAGAGTGGAGGTATGAAAACGCTAAATAGTTATGTTGAAGAAGATTATGATGATCCTTTCGAGGATGAACTTGAAATTCATGATGAGATTTTTATACAACATAATACTAATACAAACGACGATACTCCGTAAATACGAAAGGTAATAAAATGGACATTCAAACACTTCGCAAGATGCGCAATTCTGACTTCGGCAAAATCGCTGGAGAGTTCGAGAAAATCGCAAATCCCCAAACCCAAACTAAGTCATACGCTGACGATCGCTTCTGGAAACTAGAAGGTGATAAAGCAGGTAATGGCACAGCCACACTTCGCTTCCTACCACGTGTAGAAGGTGATGAGCTACCTTGGGTACGTATCTTTTCTCATGGATTCCAAGGTCCAACTGGGAAATGGTATATCGAAAATTCCCTCACTACTCTTGGTGAGAACGACCCTGTTGGTGAATTGAACACTCAACTGTGGAACTCTGGTTCTGATGCGAACAAGAAAATTGCTCAAGCACAAAAGCGTAAACTAAGTTTTATCGCTAACGTGTTGGTTGTTTCTGATCCTAAGCATCCAGAGAACGAAGGTAAAGTATTCCTATTTAAATTTGGTAAGAAAATCTTTGATAAGATTATGGACAAAGCACGTCCAACCTTTGAAGATGAGAAGCCAGTAAACG